TTACTACGGCCATTGATACAGTGTTGCTAAACAGTGATTATGCTACTACACAATTAGATGAAACTAATATAGATGATAAAGGTCAACGTAAATGGTGGCGTATTGACACACAAGTTTATAACATTACTGATAACGATAGTAATGCTGGTTCAACAAATGATAAACCTAAAATAATAGTTTATAGAATAGTACCCTACGGAGTACATACATCTAAAACTGTAACTCCTGGTGGAAAAGCTCCGGGACTTGAAAATCTTAAAAAAGAATGTGTTAAACAATACAACTATATCTATACAGGCAAAAACATAGATGTTATGAGTTTTAATATTGAAGTTAAAACTGGATTTGCAACATACATGGGAGCATCTGCTACCAAACGTACTATTGATAATCAAGTGCAAGAATCTGCTAGCGGTGCAGATAGTGCAGCAGATAAAAACAATACAGCTCCAATGCCAGACGGAAAGAAGACAGAAAAGAAATTAGGAATACAGCCGGTTAAAGTAAATTATTCTGCAACTAGTACTGGCAGCGATAATCGTGGCGGTGGTGGTATTGGTAATGAAAAGACTCGTATTGCTCAACAATTCCACGATGCCATCACTAGCGCTGCAAGTATGGTACAGCTTGACATGAAAATTATCGGGGATCCTTATTGGATTGCACACAGCGGTATGGGAAATTATACATCTGTTCCTAGTCAATATCAAAATTTAAATAATGATGGAACTGTAAACTATCAAAACGGCGAAGTTCATGTGTCTGTAGATTTTAGAAGCCCTGTTGATATAAATCAAAGTACCGGATTATATGATTTTGGAAAGAGTGCAGGAAATAGCGTTCCTCTATTACAATGGAGCGGTATATATCAAGTAATTAAAGTTATTAGTAACTTTGACGGCGGATCTTTTACACAAAAACTATCCGGCCCACGCATAAATGGCCAAGAAAATACAGGCGCTGGAGCTTCTTCAGACGTACTAAATGTTTCAAATGAAAAGAAAGACCCTGATCCAGTAACAGAACCCAATAGCAACGGATAATAAATGTCAAATTTAGATAATCAAAGAGAAGACTATACAAATACACCTAAAGAACCTAAGCCAGGTCCGTTCCTGGCTAAGGTAGTTAGTAATCTCGATCCGTCTTATATGGGTATTTTAGAAGTTGAAATTTTAAGACCATCGGGTGGTGGATCGAGTGAAAGTCAACTACACCAAGTAAAATACATGAGCCCGTTTTATGGAGTTACTAATGTAAATTACAACGGTAAAAATAATGATTACGGGGATACACAAAAGTCATATGGTATGTGGATGGTGCCTCCGGATCTTGGCGTTACAGTTGTTGTAATTTTTATCGACGGCGATCCCAAACGCGGTTATTGGATAGGTTGTGTTCAAGACGATAATATGAATTTTATGGTTCCAGGTCTTGCAGCTACGCAGTCATTAGAAAATCCTTCGACTGACGATATGGCAGGGAATACCGGCCGTGCACCAGCAGCAGAATATAATAAATCTATAGAAGCAAATAATACTTCAAAAGATCCAGAAAAATTAAAAAAACCTACGCATCCTTCTGTAAATTATCTAAAACATCAAGGTTTATTATTAGACGACATTCGAGGAATTACAACTAGTAGTGCTAGGAGAGAAAGTCCTAGTAATGTATTTGGAATAAGTACTCCAGGCCCAATTGATAAAAATCCAGGAGCCAAAAAGTCTAAAATAGGTAAAGCAGAATGGCTTGCTGACACATTTGTCAGCAGATTAGGCGGTAGTTCTTTTGTCATGGATGACGGCGATGCCAACTGGCTACGAAAAAAATCTGCTCATACAGCACCGCCTGAGTATGCTAGTATAGATGCCGGTGACACTGACGGTAATGTAAATTTACCGGCTAATGAATTAATTAGACTTCGCACACGTACTGGCCATCAAATTTTATTACACAACACTGAAGATTTGATTTACATTACTAATAGCCGTGGCACAGCATGGATAGAACTAACTAGTAATGGCAAAATAGACATTTATGCAGAAGATAGTATTAGTATTCATACCGGCAATGATTTAAATTTATATGCTGACCGTGACATTAATATGGAAGCTGGTAGAAATTTTAATCTTAAAGTAGCAGAGCGCCATCAAACAGAAGTTGGAAAAGATAAAATTACTATTGTTAACGGTAAAGTTGCTATACAAGTTGACGGAACACAAGACGAAACCATTGCAGGTGCAGTTACAGAATCATACGGAGCTACACTTGATTTAACAACAGGCGCGGCTGTAAATATTACAACAGGCGATGCGCTAAATTTAAATATTGGCGGTGCTAGTGTAGTTTCTAGTTCAGGCGACTTTACAATTAAAGCTTCTAACACAGCAATCGACGGTGGAAATATCCATTTTAATTCAGGAATAGCTGGAGATGCAGGGTCAGCTTCCCCGGCAACTCCACCAACTCCTTTAACTACATTTGATAATCCTGCAGATGATGGTAGTACTATTAACAGTATAATGTTGAGAGTTCCTACCACAGAGCCTTACCCTGGCCATGAAAATTTAGATCCATCGAGTTTTACTCACAGTAAAACAGATAGAGAAACTGGTAGTGCAATAGATCCTCCAAATGCTTGGAAAACTTATAGTCTGTCTCAGGACACGTTTTTAAAAGGAAATAATTAATTATGGCTAATTTATATACTAAAACAGTAATACCACAGAAACATAATAATGCGCAGTCTAGAGTTCAGCGTTACAAAGGATTTAGTACAGTTAACCACAAAACTAAAAATTTTGCTTTGTATGATTTTGAATTAATCAAGCAAGATTTATTGAATCATTTTTACATACGTCAAGGTGAAAGATTGATGCAACCGGCATTTGGCACAATCATATGGGATCTATTGTTTGAACCGTTAACACCTGAAATACAAAATTTAATTTTGCAAAATGTAAATCAGATTTTTAACAGTGACCCGCGTATTCAAGCTGGCAATATCGTTATTACGCCATATGATACTGGATTAGAAATTAAGTGTGATTTAAAATATCTGCTTTATAACATTCAGGAAAGCATGAAATTACAATTCGATCAAGCCAACGGTTTATTAACATACTAGTACATAATAAACTACCCACTTAATTTAATCTAATAAATATACTTATTAGGACATATCATGAGCTCAACGGATCGACAAAATAATTTGCTAATCGCTGAAGATTGGCATAAAATTTATCAGTCATTTAAGAACGCAAACTTTCAAAGTTACGATTTTGATAACTTGCGTCGTACAATGATTGATTATATCCGTACAAATTTTCCTGAAGATTTCAACGATTATATTGAGTCAAGCGAGTACTTGGCCCTTATCGACCTTATTGCATATATTGGTCAAAGCATAGCTTTCCGTGTTGATTTAAACGCTCGTGAAAACTTTTTAGAGCTAGCAGAACGTCGTGATAGTGTTCTACGCCTGGCACGTATGGTCAGTTATAATGCTAGCAGAACAGTTTCTGCTAGAGGGTTATTAAAATTTAATACTGTACAAACTACTGAATCTGTTTTAGACAGTAACGGCAGAAATTTAGCGAGCCAGTTTATAACTTGGAACGATCCTAGTAATGTTAACTGGTATGATCAATTTATTAAAGTGGTTAACGCTGCACTGCCCCAAACACAGCAATTTGGAAATCCTGTCGATCAAGCTACTATCTATAATATTCCTACAGCTCAGTATAGATTTAATGCCAATAATAACGATGTGCCAATTTACTTTTTTAGTAAAACTATTGCAGGTCGTAGTATGAACTTTGAAATTACAAGCACTACTTTCAAAGGAAAAAGCTATGTTTACGAAGAGGCACCAAAAATTGCAAATCAAATAGCCTGCATTTATAGTGATGATGGATATGGTGCTAGTAGTCCAGGTACTGGTTTCTTTTTTAATTTTACCCAAGGTACACTAAATCAAGGTACATTCACTGTTTCTCAACCTACAACAAATCAAACAATAGATATTAATACACAAAATATTAACAATACTGATGTTTGGTTGTATGGATTAAATCAAAGTACAGGGTTAGAAAGTACATTATGGTCACAAGTACCTTCTACTACCGGCAATAATATTATCTATAATAGTTTAAATTCTAATATTAAAGACATTTATAGTGTTATTACCCGAGCTAGTGATGCTATTACATTATCATTCAGCGACGGCACTTTTGGTAATTTGCCAATAGGCGATTTTAGAGTTTATTATAGAGTAAGTAATGGATTGAGTTATACAATCAATCCTGCAGATATTATCAACGTAGTTGTTAATATTCCGTATATTAGTGCATCTGGTAAACAAGAAACGTTAAGTATTGGTCTTAATCTTGCAACAAGTGTAACCAATGCATCGACATCAGAATCTAATGCTAGTGTTAAAACAAATGCTCCACAAACATACTATACACAAAATCGTATGGTTACCGGAGAAGATTATAACATCAGCCCATTAAGTGCTAATTTACAAATTGCCAAAGTAAAATCTATTAATAGAACCAGTAGTGGTATAAGCCGATATTTTGATCTTATTGATCCTACTGGAAAATATAGTTCTACAACTTTATATGCAAATGACGGATTAGTTTATCAAGACATTTATACATCATCTGTTAATTTTACATATGTGACCCAAACTGATATCGAAGGTGTCATCTATAATACATTGTATGATATTTTGAATAGTGCGGATTTAAAGAATTTTTATTATTCAAACTTTTTAGATTATTTAAGTGTCAGTCTTAATGTTGCATGGTATACTGTAACAACAGATAGTAATTCTGTTAGTGGATACATCGGTAGTATTTTAGATAGAACACCTTACAAGGTCGGTTCTTATACTTCTACAGATTTACAATATGTTACTCCTGGCGCATTAATTAAATTTACAGCCCCAACAGGATATTATTTTAATCCTAATGCAACACCAACAACATTGGCTGCTATTCCTACTTCTGGAATACCATATGGTGGGACAACTTACTTATGGGCATCTGTGGTAAGTGTAGTGAATGATGGAACTGGAAACGGTCTAGGAACAGTTACAATTAATAATGTTACTAGCGGTGCTATTGTATTAGATAAAGTTATACCTGATGTAACAATAAATGGTATAGTACATGCACCCACAGCTACGCAGATTATTCCTAAATTTGTAACAACACTAACACCATCTGTTATAACTACAATGATTGATTTGGTGTTTGCTAATGATAATTTTGGATTAAGATACGATATTGCTACACAAAGTTGGCAAATTATTTTTACAACTAATTTAAATACAACTAATGTTTTTAATTTAGCAAATCAAGGAAGCCAGGCAAATTTACAATTAGATTCTAGTTGGTTAATTTTGTTTACCACTAATACAGAAACATATACAATTACTTCACGCAAATTGCGATATGTATTTGAAAGTGATCAAGAAGTAACATTTTATTTTGATAGTAGTTCAAATATATATGATTCAGTATCATCGCAGACTATTGTTGATACAATTAGTGTTTTAAGCATAAATCAACAACCTTATCCTGCGTCCACTCCGTTTACACAAGATTTAGTTTGGCAAATATCATCAGAATATTTTGGTCAAGATGGCTATATCGATCCTAAAAAATTAGTAATTACATTCTTAGATTCAAACGGGACTGGTATTGCTGATAATCCACAATTATTTTTAGATATTGTTAATCCTAGTAGTTCGACTTATATTGTTGAACAACTTTATAAAATATCTGAAGGACAAGAGGATTACAAATATGTTGCTAACGATCCTGTAACTGGACCTGTAATAATTGTTGCAAATCAAGCAGCAATTGGTTCATTATCAAATTATGCAAACGGATCTTATTTCTATGTTATTGATACAGATACTGTTTATCAATCAGATTTAACAATAGGACAATTACTTCCTAGTTTAAATTACAAAGTTTATATTGGTAGATCTAATTTAAAATTTCAATACAAACATAGTGCAGATTACGATTCAAGAATAGATCCAGGTACAAGTAATATTATTGACATTTATGTCTTAACAACTAGTTACGATACTGCATATCGTACTTGGGTTACATCTGGCGGAACAGAACCACTTCCTCCTAGTAGTACTGAATTGACCACTTTACTATCTTCTAATTTAAATTTAATAAAAACAGTTTCTGATGAAATTGTTTATCATCCAGTTAGTTACACACTATTGTTTGGAGCACAAGCTGATCCAAATTTACAAGCTACATTCAATGTAATGATTAATCCAAATAGTGCAGTTTCAACAGCGGATGTCCAAGCACGAATACTAATAGCTATTAATAC